TCCGACCTGGCGGTTGGGTCCGGTGTGTATACGGCGTTGGTGACCGGATGAGCGGCATCTTCTCGGTCGCAGCCAGGATGAAGCATCTGCTGACCCCGGCCACCCCCCCGGCCGGGCAGTCGGCGCTGTACTTCAAGTCCGACGGGTTGCCCTACTGCCTGGACCCGACCGGCACCGAACGACCATTGATCGAGGTGGCTGCCGCACTCCACGAGAACCCCACCTTTGACCAGTTGGGTGGTGCGACGGGGATCGTGGGCTGGTCCAACTTCTGGCAGGACGGCGGCGCCACGATGACCCCGGACAGCGTGGACCGGATTGCCGGGTCGTCGGTCAAGGCAGTCGTCCCGACCGGGGCGAATGGCCGAGTGCAGGAGCAGAACGCGCACGGGGTCACCGACGTGCAGACGATCACGTTCGGGTTCTGGGCGAAGGCCAGCGTCAACGTCACCTGTTGGGTGGAGCAGGTCACCGGACCCACCGCTGCGGACGCCCAGTATTTCGCCGCGCTCGGGATCACCACCCAACGCAGCATCGCGGTGACCACTGCGTGGAAGCGGTACGCGGTGGTGTTCACGGTCCCCACCGGGCACCTGTTCGGCCGATTCTCGATGGTCCCGGTGGCTGGGTCGCCCACTGTCACGGTGTGGTGGGACGAGTCGTTCTCGTCGGCGGAGCAGTCCGGGGGACTCACCGGGGTGCCCACCGGGACCGTGCTGCCGTACGCTCTTCCGTCCGCGCCGGGTGGGTTCCTGAACTGCGACGGCGCCGTCTACAACATCGCCGACTATCCCACTTTGGGCGGGCTACTGCTGGCCACGTTCGGCGGCAACGGCACCACCACGTTCGCGGTGCCCGACCTGGTCCGTCGTTACCCGATCGGGGTGGGTGGCGGCATCGTGATCGGCCGCAACGAGGGCAACACCACCCAGTCGTCGCGGACCCCGGCCCACAACCACACCGCCACGAACGTGAACCACACCGGCACCCAGAACACCTCCACCGGTGGTACCGGTACCAGGGTGAACACGATCGCCGGAACCAACGACGGGCAGCACACCCACGGCATCACCACCTCGTCGTTCGACACCATCCCGCACTTGTGCCTCAACTACGTCGTGAAGACGTGATCTGTGGGAGGCTGGTCGCGGAGGACGGCCGTCCCGGCAGCCAGTCGAGGGTGGAGCACCAGACGGTGAGAACCCGGGAGGAATAATGGCTCGACGCTGCGGCTGTGCCAGTGATTCATGTTCCTGCGTGATCGTGGCGGGTGACGGGATGACCGTCGCTGGGGCCGGATCGGAGCGGAATCCCTACGTCGTCACCTCGAACGTTGTCGACATCGAGACCGGAATCGACGTTCAGATCAACAACGCCAACGTGGCGGTCGACGTGCATCGTCTGGACTTCCGGGGTTCCGCTGTCTCGGTGACTCCCGGGGTCGACGAGGCGGTGGTGACGGTCACTGTTCCCGACGTGACCACCGGGGTCATCATTCCTACCGGCACTATCTGGATGTTCGGGTCCAGTAACCCGCCGGACGGGTGGCTGCTGTGCGACGGCGCCATCTACACCATCGCCACCCACCCGGAACTGTTCGCGGTGATCGGCACCAACTTCGGCGGCGACGGCACCTCGAACTTTGCCGTACCGAACATGCTGGATCGGTTCCCGGTCGGTGCGTCCGCTACCAAACCGATCGGCACTGCTGCCGGAGCGGAGGCGAAGGCGCTCGCAGTGGCGAACCTGCCGCCACACACGCACGCGATCACCCACGACCACGGTCCGAAGAACACCAACTCTGCGGGTAACCACACCCACGAGATTGAACTGTCCAACAACGACGGCACCGCTGGCAGTGTCCGGCGGGGTACTTCCACCGTCCAGGTAGGACCCGGGCCGGTCCGGTCGGATGGTGCTCACATCCACTCGGTCAACTTGGGAAACTTTGTCGGAACCTCCGGGGTCACCGGAACCGGTACGCCGGTGGATGTGATGCCGCCGTGGCGTTCCCTCGCTTTCGTCATCAAAGCCTGAGACTCTGCTGGTAGCAGGACGGCCGGTCGAGGTCACCCAGACCCCAGATCGCGAGCCACGGACGGTGGAAACCCGGGAGGCGTGATGGCGTCACGACGTTGTGGCTGCGCGAGCGACCAATGTTCCTGCACGGTCGTGGGTGGCGCCGGGATTGATGTCACCGGTACCGGTACGGCGAACAACCCGTATCTGGTGGAATCGCAGGACGCTGCGGTCGCGCTGAGCGTCCAGGATGACAACACCACCATCCTGTCCGGGGTGAACGTCATCGACTTTCAGGGCGCCGGAGTGACGGTGACCGCGCCCGACGCGACCGGTGAGGTGGTGGTCGCGATCCCCGGCGACCCGGGGGGCGGTATCGCGGTCGAGGATGAGGGAACTCAACTGTTGGCGTCTGCCGCCCGGTTGAACTTTGTGGGTGCCGGTGTGAGTGCCGCTGACGCGGGTAGCGGCGAGATCACCGTGACCGTCCCCGGTGCCACCGCCGCCACGGTGCCGAAGATGGCGGCAGGGTTCACCACCGTCACCATCCCGGTCGGCCAGTCGCGGGCCAACGTGGCGATCACTTTCCCTGTGGGCCGGTTCACCGCGATCCCTCGGGCGGTGGCCTCTAACGCCGGAATGACCTCGTTCGGGTCGTTCTACGCCGGGACCGACAACACCACCATGACCGGCATGAACGTGCACGTCATTCACCGTGACGGCACCACCGTGTCCGGCAGTCCCGCACCCATCCCGGTCAACTGGATCGCGATACAGGAGTAAGGAGAGTTCCATGCCACGCTGCTGCGGAGGCGCAACCTGTTCGTGCGTGATCGAGGCGGGCCAGCATATTCAGATCGCCGGGACCGGTTCTCCTGGTGACCCGTTCGTGGTGATCGGGGATGTCGACCTCGAAGTCACCGACACCTCGGTGTTCAACCTGACCCTGAACGGCGCCGGGACCTTGGCCTCGCCGTGGGAACTGTCGGTGGGGTTCGCGGCCACCGCAGCCCTGAACGATCTGCCGGACGTGAATGCTCCCGCCCCGGCCAACGGGCAGGTGCTGGGTTGGGATTCCGCGACCGGCCAGTGGACGCCTCGGGCACCCACGTCGGCGGCGTCCGGGGCGGTGCTGCACGACCCGTCGCTGGCCGGGGATGGGTCCGCCGGGACCCCGTTGCAGGTGGCCGAAGATCCGGACCGGATGCTCGCCACCAGCGCCGGAGGACTGGGCCTGTCCGATACCGGGATGAACTCGGTGGTCCGCCGTTTCGCGGACGATGCCGCCAGAGATGCCGCTGCCCCGGCGCCGGTACCGAATGCGTTGAGCATTCTGGGCACCAGCCCGGGGCAGGTGGACTACTGGGATGGATCGCAGTGGTTGCCTGCGAGCCAGTTCAAGATGGAGATGGCGGGCCAGGAAATGTTGGCGCTGTCCGGCTCCTACACGGGCACGGAGCGGGTCACGTTGATGGTGCGGAATGTCACCGAGACCACCGACACGGCGGGAGTGTTCGACGTGATCTCGTCGGCCGACTTGGCGGGGCGGGGCGGGGTGATTACCGCGTATGTGCAGGCGATGTCGGACAGCCTGTCGATCCCGGTGCCGTTCTCGGTGATGTTGGCGCCGGATGCGGGCGCGGTGCGGGGGGTGGCGTTCCGGTTGGACGACGGGCAGCCTGCGCCGTCGACGCCGGTGCGGGCGACGGTCACCGCATTCTTGTACTAGGGGCGTGACTAACGAACGCCGCAGCACGACCGACGTTCTGGTCTTGATGATCGCCGGGACCATCTGTGGGGTCGTGCTGCTCACCATCGCCGGGGTAGTGCTGATCGAACTGATCAACCCAGAGGCCGACACCTCCGAGGCCGCTGCCGGGGTTGGTGGGATCGTATCTACCTTGATCGGGCTGCTTGCCGGGTTCCTGGCCGGGCGGACGCAGTCCCGCGCTTTGCAGCGGGGCGACAACAATGTGGATGGTTGATCGGGTCACCGACTCGCCTTTGCTCGGCTATGGCCTGGCTGGGGTGTTGGGTGTCACGGCGCTGGTCGGTGGGTACGTCACCGCGACTCCGCCGGAGACTCACGAGACCGGGGAGCAGGGTCCGGTCGGGGAGGAAGGCCCACCAGGTCCGGAGGGTCCGGAGGGTCCGATGGGTCCGCCGGGTCCGGTGGGGGCGCAGGGTCCGGCCGGGGTCTCGGGTCCTACCGGGTTGCCGGGTGTACCCGGGACGGAGGGGGTGCCGGGTCCGGTCGGCATCACCGGGGCGTCCGGTCCACCGGGAAGCACCGGGCCGCGCGGTCCAGTGGGTCCGCCTGGGGAGACAGAAGAAGGCCCCCAGGGACCACGGGGGGACCGTGGACCACGGGGGCCTCAGGGAGTGCCGGGAGCACCGGGAGAGCAGGGCGTACGGGGGCCGCCCGGTGAGCAGGGCGAGCAGGGACCGCAGGGCGAGCAAGGGCCGCAGGGACCACAGGGTGAGCAAGGACCGGAAGGCCCGGTGAACACCGAGTTCGTTTGCCCGCCGGGGTTCGTTGGAGCGCCGTTCCGGCTGAACGCACCGGGTGGTCAGGTGACCATCTACGTGTGCATCGAGCAGTAGTTACCAGGCGTCCCCGAAGTGTCGGGTTCGGATTCCGGCTTCCCAGGCGATGCGGGCGCAGTGCGCGGTGCCGTGGGTGACGTGGTGGGGGTCGCCGGGGCAGCGGTCGCACACGTTGCCGAAGGCGAGGCAGATGTCGGCGCCGAGGTTGACCATTTCGTGGTTGCGGACGATCCCGGCGCTGCGGCCGTGGGACCAGTCGGCGGGGTGTGGTTCCTCGGCGACGGCGGGGTCGTACTGGTGGGCGACTGTCCACTGGTGGGCGTACAGGTCGGCGCCACGGGGACAGGCGCCGTGCACCACAACCAGGGTCTGGTCACGGTCGACGGCGACGGCGAGTTCGCTGTTGAGGTGGGCGTAGACACATGGCCAGTCCTCCCAGGTGCGGGACCCGGTGATCAGTACCCGACGGGTCACCACAGCGTCATCTGTTCCGCGGGTTCGCCGATCCGCTGGGTGAGTTCGTCGGCCAACTGTTGCCACAGGTCACGGTCCTTTCGGGGGGTGAGGAAGTCGTTGGCACGTTCGAGGTACCAGTCGCGTTCTTCCTCCAACGTGAGGTTCCTCCGCATGACTGCCTCCCTCTAGTTACTAGAGCCGGAGGGGCCGGGTCTCATGGCTGCAACCCGACCCCCCCTCCCCGCACCATCGGGACCGATAGCCGTTGATGCGGGGGTCCTTTGGCCCCACTGTCTCGCTCGCAGGGAGGCGGAGCGAGGATCTACTGGGTGTGTCGTTCGGCCTCTAGTCGTGGGGGGATCTCCGTAGTTCCCAGACAGGCCGGGCAGCGTTGGTAGACGTGGTATCCGTCGCGCCGCTGGACCATTACGAGCCCCATGCCGCTACAGAGTCGACACTTCATGGTTTCCTTTCCTCATACTTCGGGGTAGGCGGGAATGAATTCATCTCGGGCTTGGTAGTGCCGGGATGCGTGGAGGTAGTGGGCGACTCGTCCACCGGTGGTGAGGCACCACTCGCCGGGTTTGGCGCCGCACTTGCCGCAGTGGAACAGCAACTCTTTCTGTTCCCATGTGGTGGGGACGTTGACGTTCATCAGTTCGTCGGCATTTCGACCGGGATGATCGCCAGGTCGCTGCCGTTGGCCCGGAAGATCGCCTTCATGTGGGTAAACAGGTCGCTGAGCGCGTCGGATTCGCCGTTCTCCTCGTCGTAGCCGTGCAGGTGGACCATCCCGTTTGTCTCGTCGTGCAGCATCACGATCGCTTGCACGTCGTCGGGGAGGTCCTTGGTCATGCCCGCCGCCAGATGAGCGAGCGGCCCTTGGGGTTCGTTGCTGCGGGTCACTGCGTCGTCAGTCATGGAATCTGCCTCTCTTCTCTACCCATACATCCACGGTGTCCACCGGCAGGCCGAGCGCCCGCACCAGATCCACCTCGATCGCCGCCCCGGTTGAGGCGGTCCAGCCGAGCAGATACGCGACCCCGTCACATTCGGCGATGTCGCGCAGCCCCTCGCGCATGTAGTCCAGCCAGGTGCCGTCCATCCGGGACCCACGGCGGGCTGGGTTGATCGGTTCCAACCCCACCTGCCGGAGTCGTTCCTCGGCCTCGAAGAACCGAGTCAGGTTTCGTTCCCGGGTTTCCTCGTCGGCGGTACCGCCGTTGCTGATCGACCCGCAGATGTAGGGCCGTAGCGGACGGTCCTCTACCGGCACCACTGGCTGTTCGGTGGTCTCGCCTTCCGTGAGACGCCTGCGGATCTCGGTCTCGACGGGAGGCATGGCAGACGTGTGCGCCACCTCGTCCTCCGCGACTCCGCGGACGAAGTCGATGAACGCCTCGTCGTCCTGCTGGTTCTCGATGTAGATGAAGCACAGGTTCAACACCGTGGTGTCGTCCCACCCCTGGGCCTCCACCACGTCCGCGACCTTCTTCGCTAGCAGCGTGGTCATCGGAACTCCTTTCCGCTGATCGTGTCCAGCCGGTTCACCACCCACTCAGCGGGCACGTTGCCGTCGCCGTACAGGCCGTTCATGTACGCGTCGTTCGCCACCTCCCGCACTATCTGTTCCACCTGGGTGAGTCGCACCCACTGCCCTACCCGCCCGACGATCACGCCGAGGATGAACACAATGGGCATCCACACCACGAACGCCGTCCACCACACCCACATCACTCCGACAACCCCGTTCCTTCGTTCCTCGATATGTCCGCGACGATCCCGGTGATCACCTCGGCGGAGAGTCCGTCGAACGCGACTGGACCCGTGAACAGCACATGCGCGCCGGTCAGGTAGGCGAACACCATTCGGGCTCGCTCGTTGCTGGGGCCGGTGCCGACGAACCAGGCCACCGTGAACTGGTGTTCGTGGTTCAACTTGCTGGCCATGGCCACGATCTGCCCGACGTGGTCGCCGTTCTCTTGCAGGGCGGCGGCGATGAAGCGGCTCAACGGCTGGTCGGCGTCGACGACGACTTCGAGGAGACCCGACGCGGGGATCAGTAGCATCGGGCCGGTCATGAGGTGAACCCTCGATCTTGGAGGATCTTCCGGACCGCCGCGGACTGTTCGTCGGCGCCGGTCCGGCGGAGTTCATCGGCTCGCTTGTCTAACTCGCCAACCAGGGACGCGTAGAGCCGGTCGAACCGTTGATAGACCGCCTCGGTGGCGTCGTCGATGCTCTTGTCGATCCCAGCAAAGTACGCCGCCGTCTCTCGGACCGCGGCTTCCTTCAACTGGTCCCCGACGGCCTCCTCGACCAGTTTCGGGAGGGCCGCTCGAAACGCCGCCGCCTCCCGGAGCAGCCCCCGCAGATCCTTGATCGTCTCGTGGGCCTGGCGGAGCAGATCCTGCAGGGTGTCGGTCTCGTCACTCATGGCGCCACCCACCCGTAGGGGCTCGATGGTTCGCCCATCTTGATGTAGCAGCCGGTGCAGGCGAAGTGCCCGTTCGCCTTGTTGTAGGTGCCTTCCTCGTTGCGGACATAGTCGGCAGGGCTCATCCCTGGCCAGTCCTCCGCTGCCTCGATGTACTCCGGAATCTGCTCCGGGGTGCGGAAGCAGCCGATGCACCGGGGCACCGGTCGTTCTGCGTGGATGGTCATAACCTTTCCTCTTCTCTCTAGTTACTAGAACGCGAACCAACCCCGTCCCTGCTGGGGGGACCAGAGGTGGGACGGGGCTGGCGTCTACTGAGCCTTACGTGCGCGGTACCGGGGTCACTTCACTTCCCGGACATCGAGTCGCTCGTATGCCCCACGGGTGAAGGCCACTTCCGCCGAGTTGACATGGACCCACCTGACACTGAACTTGCCGGTCGACCCGGTCACCCCGGTGAGTGCCGCCTTCGCCTGATCCTTCAACTGACGGGCCTGCTTCTCCAACGCCATCGCGTCCTGGTACATGTCGACCGCGACCAGGACCTGGTCGTCGGAGAGTAGCCCTTCCACGTCGGTGTCGAGCGCCCGACAGGTGGCGAAGTGCCCGCAGGTCTTGGCGCACACCTCGCGGGCCGGTTCCTTCATCGCCGGTTGCTCGTGCAGATAGGCGTACACCACGTCGTCGACCCACATGGCTGCCTCGTCCACGATTTCGGGCGAGTACGGTTCCATCTGCACGAACACTTCCCGGTCGTCCGCGGCCCGGTCGATCCACACGTTGGCGACCTGCACCTCGTCGAGTTCCACGTCGAAGTACCCGGCCTCGTGGGCGCCGAGGGCGTAGCAGTGGCGCTGGAACTGTTGCTGTCGGGACGGCCCGGTGCGGCGTACCGACCCGAGTCCGCGGGTGGACTTGAAGTCCACCACCAGCGCCCGGTCGGGGAGGATCAGATCGGGGTGACCCCCGACTTCGTAGTTCCCTCCGTCGCCCTGCAGCAGTACCGACACCTCGGCTTGTCGGATCGCGTGCGGCCACATGCTCATGCACGCCTGCTCCATGTGGTCACCGAGGGCGGTGCCGATGAACGCGGGCAGTTTGTCGGTGACCGGTTCCGGGATTCCGGCGATCATCCGGCGCACCTTCTCCTGGCACCAGCCGAGGTCGCTGATGCCCATGCGGAAGTCCGCGGACTGTTGGGATCGTTCGGAGTAGTTCGAGGACTCCTGAATGGCTGCGTACACGGCGTCCGCGAGCGCCGCCTCGTCGGCGGTCATGGTGCGGGTGGCCGGTTCGCTCATTCGTCTGCTTCGACGGCCTCGTCGAGTCCGGTGCGGATCGGGGGGTCGAGCAGGTCTGGCGCGAACGCGTAGAGCCGCCAGACTGCTGCCTGGACGAACGGGTCTTCGTGCAGGCTGCGGAGATACAACTCTGCGTGTCTGTCGATGTGCCGCCGTCTGACCGGCGGAACGTCATAGTTCATCCGTGTCCCCCCTCTACGATCATGGTGCCGGGGCACCAGTGTGTCTGCTGAGCGTGGTAGTCCATGTGTGCCGGGGTGGTCCAGTAGTGCGGGTCGTGGTCCCCGAGGCGGCGGCAGTGTCGTTCGGTGAGCGGCAGGTACTCCCGAGGGTCGGCGGGGAAGTCCTCGAACTTCACGCGGTTGCCTCCTGCTCGGCGGGCTCGTCGGCCTTGCCCTCGTCGTCCTCTTCGGCGACCTGCTGCGCACCGAGGGTGTGCTGCAACGCCTGCACCGCCTTCTCGTCGGGGACCGGTTCTTCGTAGCCCTTCGGGACCACCAGGGTGCCCTTCACCACGTCCCGGGTGGACCCGTCCTGGTACAGCGACAGACCGAACTGTGTGCCCAGGTTGATCGCGCACCGCTTCATCGCATCCGACGCGGCGGTCTTGGCGGCGTTGTCGTGGTGCTCCCCGATCATGGTCGCCGGTCCGGAGGTGGAGCCGATCGCGGAGTCGGTGTACCGGGCCAGTCGCCTGCCTTTCCGGTCCCGGACGGTGAGTCGGACCCGGGCGAACCACATGCACTCCACCATCGCCTTGGGCTTCTCTTCGGTGCCGCCGTCGTACTCGCGGGTGCCGACCTGGTAGGTGTCGACGGTTTCCACGTCGAAGTTGGCGTAGCCGAACACTCGGATCAGGTGGGCTCGTACGTCGAACGATTCGAGGTACGACAGTTGTTTGCCGCCCTGGCTGCGCTTGGCGACGCGGGTGCCGTTGAGCGGTTTCCGCATCACGGCGTGTTGTTCGGGGGTGAGTCCCATGGGGTTCCTTCGGGTCGCTCTAGTAACTAGACCACGAGCCGCCGACACC